CAGGACGATCCGGGTGCCGTAGTACTGGCGCTGCTGCTCGGGCGGCTGCCAGTCGGGCACGAAGACGGGGATGTCGGTGACGTCGGTCACCGCGACGAGCGTGTTGGCGCCGAAGGCGTGGTAGCGGTCGGCCACCCAGTCGAGGAAGCCGTCCACGAAGGCGTCGCGCTGGTCGACGGTGTCGCCGTAGTCGAAGACGCCGTGGAGGACGATGACCTCGACGGATGGCACCCGCTGGCGCGTCGCCACGAGGAACTCGGTCAGCGTCTCGTTGATGCTGTCGACGAAGGCCGTCGGCGGGTTGATGCTCTTGGGCCGGCCGCGGTAGATCTGGAGGCCGATCCCGCTGGCGGCCTTGTAGTCGGTCAGGAGCTGCACGGCGCCGGCCCGGGCCGCGGCCTGGAAGGCGACGCGGGTCGGCATCAGGCGGCCTCGTTCCAGAGCTTGATCAGCTCGGCCGCCATCGGGTTCTTCTCGAGGGCGGCGATGGCCGCCGGCTTCAGGAACGGCTGCGCCCGGGTGGCCGGGTGGTGAACGCGCTTGGCGAAGATCGTGCCCTGCGCCTCGAAGCGCATGACCTTCTTGCGGCGCGGCTTCTCGTCGTGGGCCTTGGTGCCGCCCTCGATGAAGCGGGCGCCCCACCACGCCTGGACCGACGCTCGCTTCATGGACGCGTTCTTGATGCGGATGCTGCGCCGGGTGGCGCCGGTGCGGACGGCGACACGCGCCTGCGCACCGTGGACGGTGTCGGTGGCCCACGCCTTGCCGACAGGCTTGAAGGTCTGCTTGATGGCACGCATCCGCGCCCGGAGCTGCGGCGTGCCCTTGACGCTCATGCGATCCCGAAGCTACGACGGTGGCCGAAGAGCAGGCGGAAGTACGTCGGGTCGCCCTGCGTGCCGGCCGCCGCCTCGGGCCGCAGGGCCATCAGCTCGGCCATGCGCAGGGCGGCCTGGGACAAGGCCTCGTCCGGGGCGTCAGAGCCCTCGTCCCAGTCACCCACGTCGAGCTTCACCCGGGCGATGGCGGCCTCGAGGAGGCGCGTCAGGCGGGAGGTGGACCCGCCCGACGCTTCTTCGCCATCCCACTCGTCGCCCGTGATGTCGAGGATCTGCTTGAGTTCCTCGACATCGGGCCAGTCGACCATCTAGCTGCCGAGGTCGTACGTCGTGAACGCCGCCGGGTAGCGGGGGATGAAGAACAGGATCGACACCAGCGCGATGTCCCGGCCGGCCAAGGTCGGGTTGTCGGCGCTGAGTTGGAAGCTGCCGTCCTCGGCCCACGCGAAGCCTGCCGACGGGCCGACCATCACGTCGACGCTGGTGTTGTTGAGGGCCGGCACGTAGACCGGGCGCAGGGCCGACACGCTGCCGCCGGGCGCGTTGCCGGCGCCGAAGTTGCCGTTGAGGGTGAAGTACAGCGAGCGGTTGGTGCCGTTGTCCTTGGCGTCGATGAAGGCCGCCACGCCTGCCGAGCTCATCCAGATCGTGTCGGGCGGCTGGCCGTAGTTGTCGATCGAGTTGGCCCACGCCTCGCCGAGCAGCAGGTCTTCGGGGTCGATGTTGGCGCCGCCGGGCGTGGTGCCCGCCGCGAGAAGCGTGGCGATGGCCTCCTCGTCGCAGTTGCGGGCGAGGGCGGTGCCGAGGTCGCTGATGAGCAGGTCGAGGTAGGACCGCGTCGCGCGGCGGATCATCTGGATCGACACGTCGGCGCCGCCGGCGATCGTGATGGCGTCGAAGCTCTGGCTCGTCACCTTGAGCGGGTTGGACGCGATGGGCGTCTTCTCTGCTGCCTGGACGCCCGTCTCACTGCGTGACGGCCCGAGGACCGGGACCACGATGCTCATGCCGGTGTCGGGCGCGGTGATCTGGCGCGTCGACTCGAGGAAGGGCCGGCTGCGGTCGATGATGCCGATGATGTCGGTGCTGACCGCGTCGGGCACGACGCCCGGGTTGTCGGCCGTGATGATGTCGTCGAGGGCGCGCTCGTGGAGCTGCGCCGCGCTGTAGGGGACGCCCGAGAGCGTCTTGAGCGCGTAGTCGGCCCAGTCGAGGAGGCGCATCTTGCGGTCGGGCTCGGCGGGCTGGCGCGGCATGATGATCGCCGAACGATCGCGCTCCTCGATGGCGTTGAGACGGTCGAGCATCCGCTGGCTGGCGGTGTCGTTGCGCTCCTGGAGCGCGGTGATGGCGCTGGTGACGGGCGTGAGATCGATGGCCGCCGCGGCCTGTGCGACGTCCTGCTGTTCAGACACCTTGTCCTCCGCTTCCTGCTCGTTGCGCATGGCGATAACCCCCGCCTGCTGGTACGCCGGGCGCCACGTCAGGGCGACGTGGTCGACGTCGATGTGCTCCTGGACGCGGACGCGCTGGCCGGCCCGCTGCTGCACTGAAAAGCCGCCGGCCCGCTCGACGAAGCCGACGGACGCCTTGGTGACGACGCCGTCGGAGACGAGCGTCAGGGCCTCATCGCCCGCCTGCGTCTTTGAGACGCGGAAGGTGATGACGGCGCCATCGGCGTCGTCGCGGCGCGATAGGCCACGGCCGATGGCGACCGCGTTGTGCTTGCCCTGCGGGTCGGGGCCCTTGAGGACGACGCGCGTGGGGTCGACGCCATCGAGGGCGCCCCTGGCGAACATCTCGGGCCCGAGGTCGTGGCTGATGACGACGTCCCACGGCACGACGCGGATGTCCAGCTCGCGCAGCGAGGCGTCCCGCAGCTCGACCGCCTGCTCGCTCTCTGTGTAGCGGATCTCGTCCAAAACAAAGACCTCCCAGAGTCTCAGGGACTCGGAAGGTCCGCAGGTGTGACGGCCGGGGCGCTGGGCCCGCTGTTTCAGTTGCCGCGCACTATAGCGCCCTACGCCGCCAGCAGCAGCACCGCGATCGCCAGCTCGTCGTCGTTGTAGTCGCCGGTCGCCGCGATGGCGGGGGACGCCAGCCTCACGCCGCCCGATCCGACGACTTCGAGGTAGCCCCGTCCCGCGATAGCAGGGCCCGCGAACGCCACGCCGCCTGAGCCGGTGACGGCCCGGATGGGCCGTGGCTTCAGCCGCAGGATGGAGACAGGGCGCTCGGCAGCCACCACGGCACCATCGCCCGCAATGGCCGGCCCGCCGATGGTGACGGCGGCCGTGCCCGCGAACTCGCCCGCCGCGGTGAGGACGCCGAGGCCGTCGATCTCGGGATGGCCGATGCTGACCGAGGCCGTCGCCGTGAACGCAAGGCTGCCGCTTGCGGCGATGGCCGGTGCGCCGATCGTCTCGGACGCCGTGCCGGTGACGGACTGGCTGCCGCTGCCCGAAAGTGCAGGCGCCCCGAAGGTGACATCGCCGGTTGCCGCGGCGCCCTGCGTCCCTGCGCCCTGCAGGCCCGCCAGGGCCACGGAGACGGCAGCGGTGCCCGAGAACGTCTCTGTGGCCGTCCCGGCGATTGCGGGGCCGCTGAAGGCGACTGTGGCGGTACTGGTGTAGTTCTCCGAGCCAGTGCCCGCCAGGGCGGGCCCGCCGATACTGACGGCGGCGCTGCCGCTGAACGTCTCGACCCCGGATCCGAGAAGGGCGGCGGCGCCGAACGTCTCAGAGCCGCTGCCGCTGAATGCTTCGCTGCCCGCCGCTGCGATGGCCGACGCGCCGAACGCCTCGGTCGCCGTGCCCGAGAAGGCTTCGGTGCCCGAGGCCGCCAGCGCGAGCGGGCCGAATGTCTCGCTGCCGGTGGCGCTGAACGTCTCGGTGCCGGTGGACGCGATGGCCGCGACGGCGAAGGTGACATCGCCGGTTCCGGTGACAGGCGCGGCGACGGCCTCCGGCGGGAGGATGCGCCGGATGCGTTGCTGGAGGTGGTCGGGCCCCCGGCGGAAGGACACGGCGCTAGTTCAGTTCCTCGAAGGTCACGCCCGCGGTCCAGTTGTCGAGCACGGTCGGCGCGGCGATGAGCTTGAGGGCGATGGCGCTGTCGGGAGTGAGCAGGATGTACTCCTCCTGCGTCGGTATCCAGAGCCAGCCGTTGAGGTTGTTGAAGCCGTCCTCGATGATCGGCGTGAACGCGCCTGCGCCCTCCGCGCTGGCGTCGGTGCCCGAGGTGGCGGCGGCCCCCGCCGTGCCGCCAGCGATAGCTGATCCCACGCTGCCGATGGCGTGGCCGACAGGTGCCGTGCTCGTGTAGGTGCCGAACGCACTCACTTTCTGGCCGAGCGCGACCCCGAGTTGCTGGGACGTCTCGCTCGCCTCCTGCGAACACCAGGCGCGCAGGATGCGGATGTAGCTGGCGCGCGATGAAGCCGCCGCCGCCGCCCGAATGAAGACGAGGGTCGATGCGCCCGCGATGGTCTGGTTCAGCATGACGACCGAATACGCGGCCACGGCCCCTCCTCGTTTAGTGCGGCAGGACTTGCGGGTAGACGCTGCGCCGCGGCAGCGGCGGCGTGGGAAGGACTTCGGTCAGCGCCTGGGTGAAGGTGAGGTAGGTGTCGCCTGTAGCACTGGCAGCCCCGGCGTAGTAGAGGGTGCCGGTCTGCCCCGAAGTCATGGCGATGTTGTTGACGTCGTCGATGGAAAACCGGATTCGCAGACGTTGACCATTGGTCACCGCGGTATCGGTGCCGGCGACCATGAACGACGAAGCAGCCTCACTGGCAGCGAGCGCCAAGCCCGGCCCGCCGCTGGCCCACACGACGGGGCTGGTGCCATCGCCGTTCACGACCGCCGCCTCGCACCGTATCGAGATGGAGCCGAAGCTCGCGGCGCACCTGACGTTCACGCGGACAGCGCCGCCGAGCGTGAACGCCGTGAGCGGTCGGGTGAACCAGTCGACGACGGTGCCGCCCGCCGTGTCGGTGAACTGGACGGGCGCGGTCCAGCCGGTCACGGAGTTGACGACATCGGTCTGGACGCCCCCACCGCGGCTCGTCCACGCCTCGCGGTCAACGCTGGCCGTGCTGACCGCTGATGCCGTGTCGGTCGGGAAGATCTGCGTCCCGGCGGGCTCGGCGGCGAAGGTGAGATTCTCGGTGAGCTGGAACCAACTGTCACCGTTCGCGGCGGCGGTCGGGCCGTTATAGGCCATCACGAAGCTGAAGCCCGTCGCCATCGTGCCTGCGTCGTCGCCATAGATCCTGACTCGAAGGCGGTCACCCTTCTTGCAGGCCACACCGGCGGCAGGCGTTTCGGCGAAGTTGATGGCGCCATTGATCGTCGGCATCTCGATCGTGCGCGCCGTGGCGTCGATCAGCGTGATCACCCCGGTCGCGCCGTCGATCACCTCCAAGCGCCCGTTGATGGCGACGTTGGCACTGGCGCTGCTCTCAAAGCCCCAGATGTTCCATGTGATGGAGCCCGAGATCGTCACGGCGGCGGCGAGCGGCGGCGAATACCACACCGCGCCGCCGGGCGTCCCGACCCTGACTTCCACGCCGGCGGTGGGCCCCGCCACTGTCGCGGTGGCTACGGTGTTGTTGGCGGCAGCGCCCGCCGCAGTAGCAAGCGCCAGCGGATTCCACGTCTGCGCCGTCCCACGCAGGTTCGCGTCGTTGTTGGCGGTCGCCCAGTCGCTGAGCGCAATCAGAAAGAACAGCTTCGTCGCCACGGGCCTACGTCTTGGACTGCGTATACGTGAGCGACGTGACCGACACCGCCGCGCCCGAGCTGATGGCGACCGAGTTCAGGTTGAGGTTGGCGCCCGATGTGCCGACAGAGCCGTCGAAGACGACCGTGCTGCCGTCCGACTTGAGGGCGCGGAACCAGGTCGCGGTGCCGGTGTTGTCGGCGCTCGTGTCCCCGGTGATGGCGTTGGCGGTGGACACGCCCGCGACGGCGGCGCCGAAGGCCGGGTTGCCGAAGGTCAGCTCGGCGAGCAGCACCTGGGACACGATGGCGGTGTCGGCGTCGGTCGGCTGGGTGAGGCTGTAGATCCGCAGCTTGCCCGAGTTGAGCAGCGTGCAGGTCGCGTCGGCCGCGGCGTTGGCGCCGGTGTTAGACAGCTTCGGGTTGAGCGCCATCGGGGACGTCCTCCAGTCCGGTGATGCGGCCGGCCTCGTCGCGGGTGACGATCCGCTTGCGGGCCCGCGCCTCGGCGATATGGACGACGGGCGCCGCCGTCTCGACGAGGTTGACGGCCCCCTCGACGACCGGCGGCGGGATGACGTTGTTGACGACGATGGGCTGCTGCTCGCGGGCCATGAGCCGATCGATCGCCGCCGCCACGAGCGAGAGGTCGACGACGACGTCGGGCAGGCGCGCCTCGGGGATGCTGTTGTAGACGTTGATGGCCGGCTGCGGCTGCTCGCTGCGTTCACTGCGGAGCTGGATGTCATCGGTCATCACGATGAGCGTGCCGCACTTCTTGCACTGGATCTCGGCCGGCCCGCCGACGCGGCCGTTGAGGCGGTTGCACTTCGGGCAGCGGACGTCCTGCAGGCTGCGGACCTGGACGGGGAGGCTGGCCGGCACTGCCGCGGGGGGCGCGAACGGCACCGGCCTGTTCTCCACGTCGCCCGGACCGAAGCCCTCGGCGGCGCGGGCCTCCTCGACGCTGATCACGCCGAGCGGGATGCCCACGTTGTAGACGTCATAGCGGGTGCGGATGTCGGCCCGCAGCAGGGCCTCGACGTTGAAGCGGCCGATCGTCGCCCGCGTCAGGAGATCGGACATGGCCTGCTCCATCGGCTCGAGGTAGTGCGGCAGCAGGCACTGGCGCAGGAGGTCGTCGGCGACCTGGCCGACGTTCTGGTAGGTGATGGTGCTGCCCTGGACGGCGTAGTTGAGGAGCGTGGAGGGGATGCTGAACATCAGCGCGATCTCGCCGTTCGCGAAGTTGCGCGCCTCGGTCATCTGCGCCCGCTCGGGGTCGGTGCCGACGTCCTTGACGTCCTCGATGAGCGGGCCCGTCACCTTGGGCAGGTTGAGGCTATCGGCCATCCACTGGCTCTTGATGCCCTCGGCCTCGGCCTCGTCGATGTCGACCGCGCTCTTGATCCAGGTGTTGGCGGGGTTGCCTGCGAACCAGTCGGCGGCCCATTCCTGCGCCTCGACGGCCACGCTGACGGCGGCGCCGCAGGCCTGGAGCGGGCCCCAGCCGCGGAGCGGGTTGTTGGGGTCGGGCAGGTAGGTGATCTGGGTCATGTCCTCGTTGGGCATGCGCGCCTCGCGCCAGTGGATGACGGGGCGCATCGGATCCCGCGTGTTCTCCTCGACGTTGACCTCGCGGGGGTCGACGGGGATCAGGCTCATCGGGCTGCCGTCGATGTCGCGCTTGGCGGTCCACCACCACGCCTCGCCGAGGCGCGCCATGTTGAAGGCGCTGTCGCGCCAGAACTCGTGTGGGCGGGTGAGCGGGTTGGGCCTGATGACGAGGCGCGGCGTGTCCTCGACGGGCAGCTTGGCGCCCGCGCGGTAGCCCTCCATGCTGAGGCTGCCGACGGTGTTGCTGATGAGGCTGACGGCCTTGAACACGGCGGGCACACCGAGCGCCTCGCGCTGGCCGGCCGCCCGCCACGGGCTGTTGCGGATGGGCCGGATGCGGCCGATGAGATCCTCGAGGCTGCTCGGCGACGAGCCGTTGAGGGCTGTGCTGATGGTGGCGCGGTCCTGCGTCGGGTCGCGCCCGACCAGCCAGCGGAAGCCGTCTCTCAGTCCCATGTCTCCCCCTCAGAAGACGCGCGGCAGCGCGGCGACGGCGGGCACGAGGCCGACCGCTCGGATGGCGGCGAGAACCGCCGTGATGGGTCGATCGTCCCTGGCCTTGACGGCCATCCATGCGCCCGAGTCGTGGTTCTTGCGGGCCGTCCACGGCAGGTCGGAGCTGATGGCCTCGGCGTCGTCCCAAACGAGCCGGCCGCCCTCGGCAGCGCCGATGAAGGCGAGGCAGTCGCCCGCGAACTCGCGGCTGTTGACCGCCTTGGCGTTGCGGAAGTGGCGGGCGAGCTCGGCGTCGGTCCAGGGGTCGAAGCCGACCGTGATGGCACCCATGCGCATGGCCTTCTGGGCGAGATCGGGACCGATCTTGTCGATGTTGACCGGGTCGTCGGTGATGTCGGCGACGACGCGCAGCCCCACGGTGCCGTCGGACTGGCGCCACGCGATGGCGGCCGAGACGCGGTTGCCCGAGGGGTCGACGCTGATGCCCATCGCCGGGCGCACCGGCTTCTCGAGGCGCTGGCGGCGGCAGTTGGCCCACGTCGCCCCGTCCACGACGGCGATCCGCATCGTGGTCACCCAGCGACAGAGATGCTCGGTCTCGAAGACGGCCATCTGGCCGATGAGGCCGTAGCTCGTGAACTTGCGGCGGAGGTAGTCCATCTTGCCGGGCAGGTAGCCGACGCCCGGGTTGGCCTCGAGCCATCCCGCGACGTCGTCGTCCTGGCGCTCGGGTGCCGCGCTCCACTCGAGGTAGGCCACGGCGGGGTCGCTCTGGGCCCGATCGCGGAGGCCGTTGAGCACGACGCTGTTCTCGGTGCCGGCGTTGGACAGGTAGACCATCTGCGGGTCGGCCGCGCCCGACAGCGTCGGCTCGGCGGCGGCCAGGAACTCGGTGTCCTCCATCTCGCGGAGCTCGTCCACGATGACGAGGTCGTTTGACGGGCCGCGGGCACCACCGCGGGTCGGGGCCACGATCCGGTACGTGCCGCCGTTGCGGAACTTGATGTTCTCGGTGCCGGCGCCGAAGGAGATCCCGCGCCTGTCGCGGAGCTGCTCCGGGTAGTGCTCCTCGATGGTGCTCGTCAGGACGTCGAAGAAGTCGCGCGGCAGGCTGCGGTTCTGGGCGGTGTGCATGACGCGCCTGCCCTTGAGCATGCGGCTGATGACCAGCGGCAGCAGGAGCGTGGTCTTGCCGTTCTGGCGGCCGACGACGATGGC